AGCATTGACCGCCAGACTCGACGAACTTCTGGCAGAGTTCCGCGAAGCGGTGGAATCTGCTGGATTTGAGTGGTAAACATTGGTAAACTTTTAAAACATCAAAGAAAGGGAATAGTTATGTCAAATCTTGACCTAAAGTTTGTGTCATCTGTTTGTCCTGAGCTTACTCAGTCGGAATGCGAGGCGCTGCTGTCTCACGCGCGGGACATTACTCGAAGCGATAACGATATATATCCTCATATGCTCCGCTGTGTTTCGCGCAGTTTATTTCCGGATATTGATCGCCGACATGAGGCGTCACCGTTAGCGCCGGAGGATATCGCCAAGCTAAACGTATTTAGAATGGCGGAGGCAATAGCCTCTCTGGAGGCTGCTCAGAAATGGCTTAGCAAGGTACGCAACCCATCCGATACTGTCGGCATGGCAATTCGCGACATCGGCATGATCGCCGATCAACTAGAAGGGGTGAAGCAATGAATACCGGATTGTCTTTAGTTTCTGAGATTCTGGAGCGGCGCGACCGCCTAAAGGCTCAGCACTCCGATGCCCTGTTAAAGCGACAGGCGGCAATGCAGGCTGACAATTGGTCGGATCAGGCTTATTACAAAGGGCTAGAGGAAGGGCTAGACAGGGCGCTAATTCATTTGGATTGGCTTGTAGACTTAGCAAAGCAAGGGGGTAAGTAATGGGTGTTTCTACTTTATACGACCGCGTTCACGTTTTTGACGCTGAGTTAGATTGCGAGTGGGCGACAATGGATGTTGATATTCATTACCGCATCGACGCGGGGGACGGTGACGCAGTGCCACAGACCTATGAATTGGTCAAGGTAACGACGCGCATTGCTGGCGCGGGGGAGGTTGATATCAGCCGCATGGTTAACTTCGATTACATCATGGATCTGATTGAGGAGGATGCCGGGAACGCCGACGTTTGCGCGGGTGACTATTATGGATAGGCCAGTCTTTGAGGATAATATCCCAATGCCTTTACCATCCTCCCTTATTAAGTACGGGTGGATTTCAGAAATGAAGGTCGGGCAGTCGTTCACCTGCAACAGAGACAACGCCGACACAATAAGGCAACTTCTATACAATTCCCCATTGCGGCAGACTTTGCCGCAAGGGTTTGCGCTCACTATTAGAAGAGCTGGCCCAGACCTTTGCAGAGTTTGGAGGAAATCTTAATCATGGTAATTCAATATAAGGAACCTCCAATTGAGAAGAACATCCCATTTCCAGAAAATGCAGGCAGGGGAAAAAAGGGCAAGGGCAGGAACCAAAGACTCGCCGCAAGGATGGGTGTCGGTGACTCTATTTTATTGCCAACAGCACGCGCCAATGCTGTTTCCCAAATCCTTAAAAAAAACGGATTTGAGGTAGTGGTGGTTTATGATGGCCTTCACCCAAACATAGAGCCCTACTTGAATGGGGTGCTTGAGGAGCATAGCCGCGTTTTCGTGACGGGCAAAATACAAAACAGGTCAAGCGACAATGTATAGCAACCGCACTGAGCGGCTACTGTTAGCGGTCGCAGGATGCGCGGCGGGGCTGTTAGGCTGCCTCGTCGTGCTCTTAACTATCGTGGTGTTTGCATAACTATGCAGATAACAACAAAAAGTGTAATCTTCAATTGTCTGGGGCGACCCCTTCGCCCGTTGGCAGGTAGCGGCACCTGTAGACGCAACGCCGCATAGTCCTAGCGGCCCACTCCGCCGTGAGTTTGAGCCAGTTAGCCAGCCCTGGTGGATGAAATGCTGGCCCTACCTCAGAGGCTCCCCATGTATACCTATAAAGCTCAAATAGTCAGGGTAATCGATGGCGATAGCATCGTCTGCAATATTGACTGCGGGTTTGATGTATTCCTAAACAACCAAAACGTAAGGCTTTACGGTATTGATACCGCAGAGACTCGTGGAGGGACGCCACAGCTAAAAGCGTTGGGGAACTTGGCAAAGGATTATTTAAAAAAGGAACTGCCAGAAGGCTCTACAGTGCGTCTGAGAACATACATTGATAAGCGCGGAAAATTCGGCAGAGTGTTGGCGTCGGTATTTAAAGGGGAAGGGGACGGGTTCCAGACCAAAAGCCTGAACACCGTCCTATTAGATATGCGGCTAGCCGTTGCCTATATGGGGCAGTCAAAGGCTGAGATCACCGACCAACATCTAGAACACGTTAAGTATCATATAGAACTTGGTAATATCCCAATCAACGATAATTAACGACACCGTGGTTGTAATCAGCAGGGGCAACAGCCATTCCGGTATATCAGATAGCCAGCTGCCCCGATCCCCGCTCACTCTGAAACCGTGACGCTGGTGGGAAACTCGTCAATCAGCGTTTCAATGTTTTCCATTGCCTGCGCTGCGCTAATTGTCTCGCCGCCAGTATCAGCGGTCGAATCCACATGAATCCTTTCCACCATCGGCTTGTTCTTTGCGTCCATCCGGTAGGGTATACCGTTGGCATCCAGAACGCGGCAAAGCTTGGGTGCGGTGTAAGCCTTGAACATATCGCCCAGTTCGCGCCAGTAAACGTATTTGTCAGACATAAAAGCTCCTTAAAAAAAGCCCAGCTTGGGGGCTGGGCAAGGATGCCATCACCGGAGTTGGGTGAGGACGGTTAATGTTACCAAGGAATGTCATCATCTGCCTTGGTTTCGGGTTTAGATTCTTGCTTCCTGGGCTTCCAGGCATCACGTTCAGCGTACCAAGTACCCTTCTGCGATTCTTTGATGTCGATGTTTATCCACTCGTCATCAGGGTTGGCTTTGACAAAGCCACCGATCCAGCCCTTAAAGTCATCAAGTTTGATCGACACTTTGGCTTTGACCCAATCTGGCGCGTTATCATTGGGTTTCTTAATAATCATGCCATTCACAAAATCTCTATCGTCTGTCATGCAGCCTCCTTTCTGGCTTGTGCAAACTCATCTGACTTGAGGAACGCTCGCTCCTCAGTAGTAAATACGCCGCCCTTGGTAGGGGCAACCCATAAGGCTTCCTTGATGTCGTTGGACAACTCAAGCCATATCTGTGCAACTCCGGCAACATCGCCGGCTTTGATGTATTCTTTGATGAAGTGAATAGAGTCAATGTTCTCCCTGACGACATCGTTGTGCTTTAGGATCGGCTCCATTGCATCCTTTACTGACCCATGTGCAATAGCTGTGGATACTTCATCGGCGCTGGCTATCTCACTACCGCCAAGGCCCAGGAACGCCAAGGCTCTGCCGACCGCTGATGTTTCAGCATTCTCTAAAGCAGACGTTTTGTTGATCTTGCCAAAGCTACGGTTTTCTTCAGCGTATCCGGTAGCCACAACTTTTCCATCGTTATCCCGAATCGTTGACTTCATCACAACCATTGAATCTTCAGCGCTGACCAACTCTGTTTCGATTGACCAGCCTTTGAAGTTTTCAGACCTTCTGAAATCATCAATCCTTCTGGCAACAGTGAGATAAACCTTGCCATGGATCTCTACTTCACCTTTGTTCTTATCGGCCATACTCTTCCCTCCTTTGTTGACCTGTAGATACTTTACACCATTTGATGTGATTTGGCTACACATGATAACACTTGATAACACCTGCCCCATTTTAAAAAAGGTCAGCAACTTGTTGACAAGTTCAGACCGCTAATTCAGAGTTAGAGATTCCGCTCAACGAAAAAAGGGAACCTGGTAACAGTGACAGACCATGACTTCATCGCATCCATGCAGGCCATGTTTGCAGAAATGGACAAAACGTATAACCTTGGAGAGGAATATAAAAAGCTAATAGACGAAAAGCCCAGACGTTACGATAAGTACATCAACGAACCATTATCAGCCCTTCAAAGACTACAAGCCGCAAGCACCCATCATCGACTCGCAGAGCTTAAGCAGAGGCTCGCTAACGAACGCGAAGTCATATCGGGCATGATTACTACCGGAACCGTAACGCTCGTCTACGCGCCTTCTGGGGCCGGCAAGACGGTCTGGGTTTTGGGCAACCTGTTTAAATCAATCCGCAACAACCTCATCAAAGGCTCAGATGTTATCTACTTCAACGAAGATGACGGTGCCAGAGGCATAGTCCAGAAGGCAGAGATGGGCATGAAGCATGGCATGGCAATGATCACCCTAGCCAACTCGCAAGACCCAGCGCTACGCAACGCCAATGACGCCCTGCGGATGCTCGACATGATCCGCGAAGAGGGGCAGGCAGAGGGCAAGATCATTATCTGCGACACTCTAAAGAAGTTTGCTTCAGTGCTAAACAAGGGTGAGGTGGCTGATATTCTGCACGTTTTCAGGGAGTTCGCGGCGGCAGGTGGCACGGTTATTCTGTTAGGCCATTGCAACAAGCATCGCTCGCTGGACGGTCGCTTGATCTATGAGGGCGTAGGCGACCTGAAGGCTGACGTAGACAATATGTTTGGCCTTGACCCATTAAATGACAAGTTTGCAGACCATCAAGAGCTTTTAGTTATTAACGAAAAGGATCGAAGGCAAATTTCGTTTTCTGGCGGGTTCCGATATAGGCAGACCAGCGAGACGGTCGGTTACGAAGAGTCGGTCGATTCAGTCGAGTTCCTTGATGAAGATGACATCAGCGACCTAAAGAAGAAGCAGATGGCGCAGATCAATGTCGCCAAGGCGTTCGCCAAGTACGAGGATGAGCTTTTATTTCTTGAGTCAATAATGAAGGGGGGCGAAGAATATAGTCAGGCAGAGCTATTTAGGCTGCTGGCAGACGAGCATTTGAACCCTAACGAATGCACTAAAAAAACCCTCAGAAACTGTATGGATCTGCTAAAGAACAACATGTTGAAACTTCGCAGAAATCCATCAAACAACGCAAAGAATTACCGTTGGCAGGGGGAGGGCTGGTGAGAAAAAAACTTTAACAAAAACATGAACATGCCCACATTGCCCACTCTGCCCTTGTTTTAGGGGGCGGCCCCCCAGAAGTGGGGCCAAGTGGGCCAAGTGGGCATATTCTTGATTTCATTGACATTTTTATTTGAGGGCAAAAAATGGAAAGATCGCTAAAGATTGATAATGAGTTCCGCGACCTGATACCGCCTTTGCGGCTAGACGAGCGGGCAGAGCTAGAGGCCAGCATTCAGCAGGACGGTTGCCGCGACCCCCTCACTGTGTGGTCTGGGACGGTTATAGATGGTCATAACCGATACGAAATTTGCACCCGCCTTTGTGTGCCGTTTGAGGTGGTAGAAAAGGAATTCGATAGCAAGGTGGACGCCCTTATCTGGATTCGCCGCAATCAACTAGCCAGAAGAAACCTCACCGACGACCAAAGGGCAATCAATGCGGAGCGGTTACGTCAGCTTGAAAGCCAGAGGGTAAAAGCACAAAGGTCTGCAAAAGCGGCGGAGCAGAGAGAGGTCAACGCAGGAAGAAAGGAGGTCTTATCGGACAACGCGACCGACAAGATCCCAGCCGTGAAGCGCGATACGCGCAAGGAAATGGCAGAAAGCACCAAGTTGCCAGAACGCAAGCTGCGAGGCGCGGCCCTGGTTATTAAAGAGCGGCCCGATTTAGCCGACAAAGTAGAGCAGGGCGAAATCAAGATGGCTGACGCAGTTCGCGAAATCAAACGCGCCGAAGTCGTTGCTAGCCTTGAGTCAGTTGAGGCTCGCGAGCAGAAGGCGCTGGAAGGCGTATACGATGTCATCGTGATCGACCCGCCTTGGCCTATGCAGAAGATTGATCGGGATGAGCGTGAGAATCAGGTGGCATTTGATTATCCAACTATGTCAGAGGCGGAGATGGCAGACATGAAAATGCCTGCCGCTGATGACTGCCACATGTGGCTATGGACTACCCATAAGTTTCTACCAATGGCTCTGCGGCTAAGTGAGGGCTGGGGGTTTAAATACGTCTGCACCTTTGTTTGGCACAAACCAGGGGGCTTTCAGCCCATTGGTCTGCCCCAGTACAACTGCGAATTTGCTTTGTATTGCCGCAAGGGGTCGCCAAAGTTTCTTGATACCAAGGCGTTTCCGACCTGTTTTGAGGCCGCCAGAGGAGGTCATAGCGAAAAGCCAGAAGAGTTTTACGATGTTGTAAGGCGCGTTACTGGTGGCAGAAGAATAGATATTTTCAATCGCCGCAAGATAGAAGGGTTTGACGTTTGGGGGAAAGAGGCCGCAGATGAGTAATTGGAAAAACGATAAGCGCTGGTCTGACAGATTTTTGCCCGAAATTAAAGGGATAATTGGCACCCATCTAATTACTGAGCCGCCCTATGAAGAGGACGCCGAAAGGAATACCGACCTAATGGTTTTGAGGCTCGATGCAATCCGAATCGGGTGCAGAGTTCGCAAGTTCAAATTTTCAGAGGCGTATCCTAACGAGTTCACCATTCGCACGGTACGCCCTAGCGGC